CTTACCCGCCCGTCAGACAGAGAACATTGCGCTTCGATTCCCACGCCCAGACGTGTCGGTTGCAACAGGCCCAGTCGGTGGAAATTTATTGAACTCAGGACCGTTTAATGGCAATGAGTTCTTTATTGACCAGACCCAAGAGCAGGCCACAACCGCCGGTGAATCTGGCAACCTAACAGAATAATAAAATGGCCAATCAGAGCATAAGTCAACTACCAGTAGCATCGGCGCCGTTAACCGGCAACGAGCTATCGGTCATTGTACAAAATGGCGTGACCAAACAGACAAGTCTGCAAAACGTTGCAAACTTGGGTGGACCTACAGGCCCACAAGGCCCAGTTGGCCCACAAGGTCCTACAGGACCAGCAGCTACAGTTCAGGTGCAGTCAACCACAACGACAGCACCCGGAACTAACGCTAATGTGATCAACATTGGTTCAACAACTGCTGCCTACCTTGAGTTTTTTATTCCCCGTGGCGATGTTGGAGCAACTGGCGCTACAGGCGCAACAGGTGCAACCGGTCCTGTAGGCCCACAAGGCCCACAGGGCATACCCGGTGTTGGTGTCCCCACTGGCGGAACAACCGGCCAGATCCTTTACAAAGTAAGCAATACAGACTTTGACACAAGTTGGGAAAGCGTACCTGTTTTAGGTGTACAGTCTTTCCAGACATCTTTATCTGGCCTAACACCAACAACCGCAACCGCTGGCGCAGTAACCCTCGCCGGTACGTTGGGTGTGGCAAGCGGCGGGACGGGAGCTGTAACCCTAACTGGATATTTAAAAGGTAATGGAACCAGCGCAATAACTGGTTCGGCTACAATCCCTACAACGGATCTTAGTGGCACCATTTCAAATGCCCAGTTGGCAAATAGTTCAATCGCTATTAATGGCAGTCCTATTAGCCTTGGTGGCTCTGTTAACGTTGGATCTGTAACTTCAGTATCCGGCACTGGCTCAGTAAACGGTATCACGTTAACTGGCACAGTAACAAGCACAGGCAGCCTAACACTAGGCGGCACATTAAGTGGAATTGGTAACAGTCAGCTCACAAACAGCGCAGTCACCATTAACGGTAACAGCGTAAGTCTAGGTGGCTCAACAACAGTCACAGCAAACACAACAAACGCGTTAACCATTGGCACTGGCCTGTCTGGAACGACCTTTAATGGCTCTACTCCGACTACCATTGCACTGGCAAACACTGCGGTAACACCGGCGACATACGGAAGCGCTACACAAGTTCCAGTTATTGCAATAAACGCGCAAGGACAGATTACTAGCGCGACAAACACAACAATTACAGCTGGCGGTTTGGGCGCAATCACTGCGGTCAACGGCACAGCTAACCAGATTACAACAAGCCAAGTTGGCTCTGTAGCCACGGTAGCAATTGCAAACAACCCAATCTTAAAGGGCACTGTAAGCGTATTAGACCCAACAGTAACATCGTTCACACCCTTTGCAAACACCATGCAGGCGTGGGAGGCTAATGTTAACGATTACAGAATTGTATACGCACGTAACGAGAACAATGGATCTGGCGCATCTGCTGACTTTGTAGCGTACAACGATGCCTCAGACGTAAACTCATACTTTGTCGATATGGGTATCAGTAGCTCTAACTTTACTGACCCGACATATACAGTATTCCCAGCAAACGGCGGCTACTTATACACCGGCGGCGGCTCTACAGGACAGGCATCAGCGCTGTTACTTGGTACAAGCAACACAGCCAGTGACATCACATTATTTACTGGCGGCACACTATTAGCAAATACCCGTGCAACAATTAAAGGTAACACTGGTAACGTTTTAATCGGCACCACAACCGATACAGGATATCAGTTAAATGTTGCCGACACCACTTACTTTGGTGGCGCGTCAACATTTGGCTCTACAGTAACATTAAACGCAAACCCAACATTGGCGTTGCAAGCAGCAACAAAACAGTACGTTGACGACCAAGTAGCACAAGGCTTTACCGTTCACTCATCTTGCCGAGTAGCTACTACAAATTCGTTTCCAACAACAATTGTATACAACAACGGAGTGTCCGGTGTTGGCGCCACAATTACAAAAACAGTGCCATTTTCTACGCTGTCAATTGATGGTGTTTCCCCCGCTGTTGGAAATCGTGTACTTGTAAAAAATGCTTCCAATAGCGCATGGAACGGTATATACACAGTTACCAACGTTGGATCTGGCGCTACAGCTTGGATTTTAACCCGCGCTACTGACTTTGACCAAGCAGCAGCTGGCGAGATTGCAAACAACGCATACACCTTTATTACAGCTGGCACAGCTAACACTGGCTCTAGCTGGGTATTGAGCCAACTTGCAGCAATTACAGTTGGCACGACAGCATTACCATTTACTCTATTTGCCTCAGCAGTAACATACACTGGTGGCACAAACATTGATGTAACTGGTCAAGTTATTTCACTAACAGGAACAGTCGCGGCAACAAACGGCGGAACTGGCACAAGCACAGTAACAACCGGCGATTTATTGTATGGTTCTGCAACAGACACATGGTCAAAGCTACCCCTTGGATCAGCGTATAAGTCTTTAGTTGTAAATGCTTCTGGCACACAGGTTGAGTGGAATGCAGTTGCGTTAAACCAACCAACAGCAGTATCAGGCCAGTTAAGCACAAGCAACGGTGGTACTGGACTGTCTAACTTTACATCTGGCGGTGCGGTCTATGCGACAAGCACTTCGGTATTAACAACCGGCACATTACCAGTTGCATCAGGTGGTACGGGCGCGGTAACACTGACAGGCTATGTAAAAGGTAACGGAACGTCTGCGTTTACTGCGGCATCTACTGTACCAACAACAGACTTAAGCGGCACAATTAGCAACGCCCAGTTAGCAAATAGTACAATCACATTAGGTTCTTCTACCTTAACATTAGGCGGAACAACCACTACGGTAGCAGGTTTAACTCTAACCTCGCCAACTATTGCGACAATTTTAAACACTGGAACGCTGACATTACCGACAGCTACAGATACATTAGTCGGACGTGCCACAACTGATACGTTGACCAATAAGTCAATCAGCGGCTCAACAAATACATTAAGCAACATCGGTAACGCAAGCCTTACAAACAGCTCAATTACCATTAACGGTAACACAGTCAGTTTAGGCGGTTCTACCACTGTAACAGCAACAATAACAAACGCATTAACGATTGGGACGGGACTAACTGGTACTAGCTACAATGGATCAACGCCAGTCACTATAGCGATTGATTCCACAGTAGCAACCCTAACAGGATCACAGACGCTCACCAATAAGACGATGAGCGGTGCAAGTAACACATTTAGTAACATCCCAAATACGGCAATCACTGGACTTGGCACAATGTCAACGCAAAATGCGAACAGCGTGGCCATTACAGGTGGAACAGTATCTGTCTCTACAGTGACTGCAACTACCGGTATTTTTGGCGGAACTTTCTAAGAGGATACTATGGCAACGCCAATGACAACTTCCCTAAGTGCAGCAGGAATTAGCGCAGTCGTTCCACTGGACTTAAATATTACACCGATCAACGTCGGCCTAGCAGTAACATTAACACCCGGTGCAGCAATGACATACACCGTGGAACATACATACAACCAGATTACAGACCAAGCATCCATTGACGCAGCAACTTGGTTTCCGTTTTTATCAAACGTGCAAGCGTCTGCTGACGGATTTTATGCGTATCCTGTCGTGGCGGTAAGATTTAGAGTTACAGCGTACACAACTGGGATGGCAACGTTACGAGTAGTACAAGCGGGGATTTAACCAATGGCACAACAATACTTTGCTACGGTTTACGGCAGAGTTTATGGAACTGCCAATTCAACCGGGTACACCGCTGTTGCGGAATCATACGAATTTTCAGTCCCTGAACAAACTTGGGTCATTGAGCATAATTTAAACACAACTCGTTATATGTTAGACCTGTTTGACACTAACAATAAAAAGTTTTTTGCTTCTGCTCAGGCCACGTCGGAGAGTGAGATCGTCATTAATTTAACCGAGGCAATGTCTGGTCGCGCAAACGTGATCTTCATTGTATAACAATTGAATGACACTTTATGGAATTTAAGATTGCAGTCCATAAGCGCGAGATGCACTTCGCTGCTTATATTAAAGCGAACGGTGGCGAGCTGATAGGGTACAAGGACAATATGTTCCAGTTCCTCAGCGATACACCAGAGGTAGATTGGCGAGTAAAACATGCTAGTTCGGACGCCCTAAGGGTTGATCAGGAGCTACTAGTGTTGAGACGTTTTGTAGTTTAATTAATTGGGTCGTGTCGAGATAAACTTATAAACAATTATTTGGAGTAATGACTCATGGCGAATTTCCCAGTATTTCATGGTATAACCCTAGCGGCTAATGCCTATGTCGAGAACTTGAATCTCGAAATCCTCTCAACAGATCCAACACCGGTTGCAGCTGGTCGTGTTTGGTTCAACTCAGTTGAGAAAGTTGTAAAGTATTCAGCACTTAATGGTTCTGGTGCTGTTGTAGTTAAGACAATCAGCGACGTTGACTCTGCTGCTGCTGCTCTTGAGACTGTTCGTGCTGCTTTAGCTGCCGACATTACTGCTGAAGCTTCTGCTCGTCAAGCTGGCGACACTGCTACTTTAGCTGCTGCTGGTGTTTACACCGACGCTGCTTTAGTTACAGCTAAGGCTTACACAGACGCTGCTAAAGCTGAATTGTTGGGTGGTATTCCTCCTTCAGTTCTTGACACAATCACTGAATTAGCTGCTGCGTTAAACAACAACCCAGATATCGTTAGCGTTATCGAAGGTATGGTTAACACAGTTCAAAGCAATTTGGACGCAGAAGTAACTCGTGCAACTGCTGCTGAAGCTGGTTTAGCTTCTGACATTGCTGCTGAAACTACAGCACGTCAAACAGCTGTTTCTGCTGAGGCAACAACACGTGCTGCTGCTGACTCTGCATTAGACACACGCGTAACAACAGTTGAAGGTCAAGTTAACGGCAAGATTGGTAACCTCTCTAGCCTGACTACTACTGACAAGTCAACAATCGTTGCAGCTATCAATGAAGTTAAGGCTGACGGCGTATCTAACGCTGCTTCTATCTCTGCCGAGACAACACGTGCAACTGCTGCTGAAGCTGGTCTGGCATCTGACATTGCTGACGAAGCTACTCGTGCAACTGCTGCTGAAGCTGGTCTGGCATCTGACATTGCTGATGAAGCAACTGCCAGAGCTGCTGGTGATACAACAAACGCTAACGCAATTTCTGCTGAGACAACACGCGCTCAAGCTGCTGAAGCTAACTTGGCGTCTGACATTGCTGCTGAAGCAACTGCCAGAGCTGCTGCAGTTACTGCAGAAAAGAACCGTGCTGAAGCTGCTGAAGCTGGCCTAGCATCTGATATCTCTGACGAAGCTGCTGCTCGCGCTGCTGCTGATACTGCAGAGTACAACCGTGCTACTGGCGTTGAAGCTGGTTTGGCGTCTGACATTACTGCTGAGACAACACGTGCTACTGCTGCTGAAGCTGGTTTGGCAAGCGACATCGCTGCAGAAGCTACTGCACGCGCTGCTGCTGTAACTGCTGAAGCTACTGCTCGTGCAGCTGGCGATGCAACAAACGCATCTGCTGTTGCTGCTGAGACAACACGTGCTCAAAATGCTGAAGCTGGTTTGGCAAGTGATATTGCTTCTGAGGCATCTACACGCGCTGCTGCAGTTACTGCAGAGAAAAATCGCGCTGAAGCTGCTGAAGCTGGTTTGGCAAGCGACATCGCTGCTGAGACATCACGCGCTCAAACAGCTGAAGGCAATAACGCTGCTGCTATTGCATCTGAGGCACTCCGTGCTACTGCTGCAGAAGCTGCTATTGCAAGCGACTTAGCTGACGAAGTAACTCGTGCAACTGCTGCAGAAGCTGCTGAAGCTACTCGTGCACAAGCTGCAGAAGCTGCTATCCGTACTGACTACAACGCAACAATCTTCACATTTGAAGCTGCTTCAGCTGCAACAACACACACTATCGTTCATAACTTGAACGCAAGTTTTGTTGAGATCGCTGTTAAGGTTCAACGTGCTGATGGCTTGTACTACAATGACATCGTTTCCGTTCAAGAATTTGACGCAAACACAGTTAAAGTATACTTGTCTACAGCCTTGAAGGTTAAGGCAATTGTACGTAACGCAGTAACATTGTAATATAGTAATATAGGAGAGGGGGAGCAATCCCCCTCACCGACATGCGCAAATTATCAAGCTTTAACTTTTCATCAATAAAGACAGTACCTCAAGCGTTAAAGAAGATAGAGTCTCAGGTCATAGAACTGGCCAAGATAGTCGAGGAGACCAAAGAATTTAGTGAGGATGACAGGGCGCAGTTAGTGGAAAACATTGACTGGCTTAAACGTTATTATGAACGTGCCGAGAAGGTGATTGCAAAGCATGACTGATGCGGAGAGAATTTCAGAGTGGTTATATCGTGTCGCGGATGATGTTAAAAATTTAAGAGCTGACTACGAAGGCAGTCACATCACTACAGAAGAGCTATTAGACAGAATACTCCAGAGTTATGAGACTCTAAGCGTGATGAAACTGGTTGCCACTGGTCAGGCGTACATGCGTGGCATAACACCTCCAAAGGAATTATAATGGAAACAAGAGTACTAAACGACCTAGCGCTTCACGGCGCATTGGTAATGTCGAAAGACGAGTCGGGCTTTCCGGCTAACCCAACTATTGGCACGATCATCATCAAGGATCAGGCCATCTATGCTTATATTCAACTAGGCGGACTGACAACATGGTATCCGTTCGCTAGTAAGACAAACTCGTACACCCACACTCAGGGCGGTCCTGCCTCTATGTGGTTGGTACAACACAATCTAGGTACTACAAACGTCTGGTATCAGGTACAGCAGTCAAACGGAAACATTGTATCCGCTGGTAAGACAGACATTGATATTAACTCGTTCTATCTGTACTTTACAGAGGCTATTACTGGTACTGTTGTTGTAGTTGCTCCTGATTCAGTTAACGTTCCACAGGTCAGCGCAACATCTATTAATGTTGCAAGCGGCTCTGTTGTGATTGACAACTCTGGCGTTAAGGTTAACGGTAGCTATGTTTTAACTAACGGCAATATTCAGAATCAGATTGACTCAGCTATTGCAGCTGTTGTAAACGGCGCTCCAGCAGCGCTTGACACATTAAAAGAGATCGCTGATCAGTTAGCAAACGATGAGTCAGCTGTTGCCAGTTTGACAACGACTGTTTCTAACAAGGCAAACAAAGACCTATCCAACGTTACCACATTGCCAGCTGGCGTAGTCGCTCAGCTCAAAGGCGACAAGGGCGATAAGGGCGATACAGGAACAACTGGCGCGCAAGGCCCAGCGGGTCCTAACGGTGCTACAGGCGCCACTGGTGCAACAGGCCCACAAGGTCTCAAGGGCGATAAGGGCGATACAGGCGCAACTGGTGCTACGGGCGCACAGGGCGTCAAGGGCGATACAGGCGCAACTGGCGCACAGGGTATCCAAGGCGATAAGGGCGACAAGGGTGATACAGGCGCTCAAGGTCCACAAGGTATTCAAGGTCTGAAGGGCGACACAGGTGCAACAGGCGCTCAAGGTCCTAAGGGCGACACAGGTCCTGCAGGTGCAAATGGTTCAGACGCAACCGTAACATCAAGCTCTATTGCTAATGCACTTGGCTATACACCAGCAAACTCAAGTTCAATAAATTCAGACTTAACAGCTGAAATACAAAGAGCCAGAACAGCTGAAACTGATATAATCAACGCGCTTAATATTGAGTCTCAATCCCGCGCTGATACTGATTTAGTTTTAACAAATAATTTAAACACTGCAATAACAAATGTATCACAATATGTTGATAATGAAATTGCACGGGCTACGGATGCTGAAACAACTCTGCAGGCTAATATTGATGCAGAAACTGCTGCTCGCATAGCTGCTGATAACAGTTTAAATACCGCAATCGGTACAAAGGCAAACAAGGATCTGTCTAACGTTACAACGTTGTCAGCGGGTGTAATTGCTCAACTTAAAGGCGACACTGGCGCGACAGGCGCTCAGGGTCCTAAGGGCGACACTGGCGCTACAGGTCCTGCAGGTACAGACGCAAGCGTAACAAGCACATCAATTGCCAACGCTTTAGGCTACACACCAGCAAGCCCAAGTTCAGTAGCAACTGCTATTGCTGGCGTTGTTGGCGCTGCTCCTGCCGCATTAGATACATTAAAAGAAATCGCTGACCAATTGGCTAACGATGAGTCTGCAGTATCTGCGTTGACTACTGTTGTTGCTGGTAAGGCAAACAGCGATCTGTCTAACGTTACCACACTACCAGCTGGCGTAATCGCTCAGCTTAAGGGTGATAAGGGCGACACAGGCGCAACTGGCGCACAAGGTCCACAGGGTCTTAAAGGTGATACAGGCGCGACAGGCGCACAAGGCATTCAAGGTCTCAAGGGTGATACAGGCGCCACTGGCGCAACAGGCGCTCAGGGCATTCAAGGTCCTAAGGGTGACACTGGTGCAGCTGGTACAAACGGTACAAACGGCACTGACGGCGCAACAGGCGCTACCGGTCCTCAAGGTCCACAGGGCTTAAAGGGCGATACAGGTGCTACAGGCGCACAGGGCATTCAAGGTCTCAAAGGAGATACTGGTGCAACAGGTGCAACAGGTGCTCAAGGCATTCAAGGTCTCAAAGGCGACACTGGCGCTACAGGCGCAACCGGTCCTCAGGGTCTCAAGGGTGATACAGGTGCCACTGGTGCAGCTGGTGCTCAGGGTATCCAAGGTCTCAAGGGTGATACAGGCGCGACAGGTGCTACAGGCGCAACAGGACCACAAGGCGCTCAGGGTATCCAAGGTCTTAAGGGCGACACAGGTGCAACAGGTGCCACTGGTGCTACAGGACCACAGGGCCCGGCTGGTACTAATGGAACAAACGGTACAGATGCAAGCGTAACGTCAAGCTCAATTGCTACAGCACTTGGCTACACACCAACAAGCCCAAGCTATGTAACTACCGCAATTGCTAACGTTGTTGGCGCGGCTCCTGCAGCGCTTGACACGCTCAAAGAGATCGCTGACCAGTTGGCTACAGACGAGTCTGCAGTTAGCGCGTTGACCACAGTGGTATCTGGCAAGGCGGCTAAGGCTACCACATTGGCAGGCTACGGTATTACTGACGGTATTACAGCAGCCACTGCAGCGTCTACCTATGCAGCAAAAGCCACAACATTGGCCGGTTATGGTATAACTGATAGCTTGACTGCGGCTACAGCGGCGTCTACATACGCGGCTAAGGCGACAACATTGAGTGGCTATGGCATTACAGACTCAATCACAGCGGCTACAGCGGCTTCAACCTATGCAGCAAAGGCAACCACATTGGCAGGCTACGGAGTTACCTCTGTAACTGGCGGTACATTTTAACTAGAAGGAACATATAACATGGCACAATCAGGATACACTCCTCTATCGCTGTACTACAGCGCTACCGCCTCGACTGCACCATTAGCGGCCAACTTGGTCGCTGGTGAGTTGGCGCTCAACACAAACGACGGCAAGCTCTACTACAAGGACTCCTCTGGCGTGGTGCAGGTTCTGGCCACTAAGGCAAGTTCAAGCGGCTCTTTTGGAGCGCTGACTGCTACGTCGATCACCGACTCTGGTCTGACAAGCGGTCGTGTGACCTATGCAACTACTGGCGGTCTATTAACAGACTCAGCCAATATGACCTTTAACGGCACTACATTAACATTAGCTAATGATGCTTCTATATCAGGTCTTACTGTTGGTAAGGGTGGTGGTAGTGCTGCTGGAATGACTGTTTTAGGAAATAATGCTGGTGCTTCTATAAATACAAGTGGTTATGGAACATTAATTGGATATAACGCTGGCGCAAGCAATACAAGCGGATATACAACAGCAATAGGCGATAGGGCTTTATTTACAAATACAACAGGAACAGAAAATGTGGCTGTTGGAAGATTGGCTTCATATTTTAATACTACTGGTAGCTACAACACAGCATTGGGAACTAATGCTTTACAGTCAAACACCACCGCATCTAACAACACCGCAGTAGGTTATCAAGCTGGGTATAGTAATACTACTGGTGGATATAACACCGCAACAGGTTATCAAGCCTTATATTCAAATGTAACTGGTAACTATAATGTGGCATTTGGAAGCACAGCACTTAGGCAAAATACTGCTTCAGGAAATGCTGCTTTTGGTGTATCTGTTTTATACAGCAATACTAGCGGAACTGGTAATACAGGTATGGGCGGTATTGATGTAGGTGGTGCAGCTGCTACTCTTGGTGCAAACACTACAGGTAATTACAATGTTGCTTATGGTGGTGGTGCATTAGCTTCAAACACAACTGCAAGTAGAAATACTGCTATTGGTTACCAAGCACTTGTTAGTAGTTCTACTGCTACAGACAATACGGCAGTTGGTTTTCAAGCTGGTTTTAATACTACTACTGGTGTTTCTAATGCTTTTTTTGGTCAAGGTGCTGGTTACACAACAAGCACAGGTCAAGAAAATACAGCTTTAGGTGCTAATGCTTTATCTGCAAACTCAACTGGTAATGCAAATACAGCAGTAGGAAAACAAGCCCTTTATAACAACACTTCATCTAGCAATACTGCTTTAGGTTATCAAGCAGCTTATACAACAACAGGTGGTGGAGGTAATGTTGCTGTTGGTGTTTATGCTTTGTATTACAACACAAATGGAAATAACAATACAGCTATTGGTGGTGGTATAGCTGGCACTTCTCTTGGTGCTTTAGGTAACAATACAACAGGCTCTAGTAATACTGCTATTGGTTCTTTTGCACTTCAAGCCAACACCACCGCATCTAATAACACAGCAGTAGGTTATCAGGCAGGGTATTCAAATACTACTGGTACTGGAATTACTGCTGTTGGGTATTTAGCTGGGTATACTTCAAATGCTAATTATGGAACTTTTTTAGGTTGGTATTCTGGACAACTAACAACCGGTGTTAGTAACACTTTTATTGGTAACTCTGCTGGATACTTAATAACTTCAGGTGCTAAAAACACCATTATTGGTAGTTATAACGGCAATCAAGGCGGTCTAGACATCCGTACAGCAAGTAACTACATTGTGTTATCTGATGGTGATGGTAATCCTAGATTTATTACTGAGGGGACATCAGCATCAGGTCGTACTAATATAGTATCTGGCATAAGTGATTACACGCTCAATCTTCATGTACCAACTGGAAGTCAGTGGAACTTAATTTATTTTAAGAAAGATGGAACTACATCAAGCGATGGTACAAACGTTGGCTACATAGGTGCAGACCAAACAAATACCAGAATCTATGCTCAGTGTAATGGTGCTGGTGGGGTTTATCTTGCATCTGCTGGCACTTCTTGGACATCAGCATCAGATGAGCGATTAAAAGAAAATCTCGTCCCAATTGAAAACGGATTAGAAAAAGTTTGTTCTTTGCGTTCAGTAGTTGGTAACTTTATCGCAGACGAAGCAAAAACAAAAAAACCATTCTTAATTGCTCAAGATGTTCAAGCGGTATTGCCAGAGGCTATTAGTAGTACAACAATTAAAGATGACCCAACAAATACTGAATACTTGGGTGTTTCTTACACAGAAACAATACCGTTATTGGTAGCAGCTATCAAAGAACTTAACGCAAAAGTAACCGCATTAGAAGCACAACTACAAGGAAAATAACATGACCGACATCACAACACAACCAACAGCCGAGGAAGTAACCCAGTCCTATAAGGCAGCCCTTGACTCTGTGGCTCTCCTGCAAGCTGGTAAGCCAGATGATATGGAAGACGCTGAGTTGGCTGACTGTGTAGCCCGTAATAAAGAACACCTTGAAATTCAAATTGCTAAAGGTGCAGAGTTTTACGGCTCAAACGATCTGACTCCTTTTGAGCAGGCTGTAAAGTAATACGGTCAAGACCTGCCGATTCAGGTCTACTTTAAAAAGGAAACATAATGGGACAAGATAAAAAGACCCCCGTTACAATCAACGACGTAGAGTATCAGTATGAGGACTTGACACCAGAGCAACAGGCTCTGTTCAACCATTGTATTGATCTAGATCGCAAGATCAGCTCAGCGGCTTTTAATTTAGACCAACTCAACGTTGGCAAGCAGGCCTTCATCAAGCTACTAGAAGAGTCTCTTGCCAAACCGGCAGAAGTAGTACAGTAAAAAACAGTCGTGTCAAACAGGCGGTTAACCCCGCCTGTTTTCCCATACCTATAATAAACACCGAGACTAAACGTGGAAATCCAAACCCTAATCAACACCGTGTTGCCGATCATCTGCGTCGTCTGTGGCTGGTTCCTTAAAGAGCTCTGGAACGCTGTCCAGATCCTTAAGACCGACGTCAACGACCTTCGCACACACATAGCCGAGAGCTACGTCCACAAGGATGACTTCTCCGACCGTTGGGACGAGGTATTAAAGGCAATACACCGCATCGAGGACAAGCTGGACGACTTGCGCGACTGATGGACAAAAAGATTATCCTAAACGCGGCAATCGTTATCGCCATCTGGATCCTATCCGGTTTTTATTTAAGCAAAATTGCCAAGGCCGATGAGACGATCATCAACTACAAGGGACAGCCAGTTCCGTCAGCCATCGCTCCGTCCATGTCTGCCTTCTCGCAGGACGTCTGCAGTGTGCCGGTGTCTGGCGCAATCTCTAGCACTGTGATCGGATTTTCTGGAGGCGCTGTCTACACCGACTCAAACTGTGAGCGTATCAAGCTTGCCAAGACATTGAACGACTTAGGACTTAAAGTGGCCGCTGTGGCAACCCTATGCGCCGACGAGCGGATCTGGGACGCCATGATGATGAGCGGAACACCATGCCCAATCGACGGTCTAATTGGAGATGCTGCCAGAGATGCTTGGATCAAGTCTAACCCAAATAAATTTGAGAAGCTCTATGGTAAGGTTCCTCCTCTGTCTAGCGCTGCTGCTCCTACCGAGCGTAAGTAAAACGCAGATAGTCTGTGGTTTAGATAAACTATGCAAGACATCAACTAGTATTACAACCATTACTGATACTGCCATTAACACCACAACAACTGGCAATATCATCAGAGGTACTTTAATACCGATGACCTCCTGCGCAGTGTTGGTCAATGAGAAGACTGAGAGCTGCTCTCCTAACTATTCTGGTATTAAGAAGTACAAGCAGGAAGTAAAGAGCTGCACTGACGGAACTAGTTCGCAGGGTGGTTGGCAGTTAGTGTCTGACACTTGTACTCCCAACCCGCCAACGTGCATGGTTAGCAGCGAGCAGCAGACCCTGTCGTGCCCCGGTGGCTACACTGGAAGTATCAGCCAGACAAGAGTGTCGACCTGTTCTGATCCGTACAACCCGGCCATTATGGGTCCTTGGATCACAACGGTAAACAGTTGCACCAAGTCGGTGACAAACGCGACCAACCCGGTATCGCCTGTCAGCCCGATAGCACCACCCCCAGCGCCTTTGCCTCCAGCGCCAGCACCGCCGCCTCCAGCGCCAATGCAGCAGCCCGGGCAAGGACCGGGACCAGCGCCACAGCAGGACGCACCACCTCCGCCGCCACCCCCATCAGGACCGGCGCAGGATGCACCACCCCCGCCACCAACAGCGCCCCCACAACAGCAACAACAACAAGGGGCTAGTGGTAATAGTAACAATAACGTGGCGCCAAAGCCACAGGCTCCAAGGCCAAACTCGGTGGAAAGAATAGTGTCGCTTGACATTATCAACAAGCCAGCGATTACACAGCCTAACGTGTTCCCATCGCTATCAATTGGAAACGAGCTGCCGCTGAGTATGTTGATGCAGGACAGCACGATGATGGACATGATGTTTTTAGAGCCACTGACACAACAACCATTAGAAGAAGGGATAGACCTCTCGCAATGAAATTAGAAGATTTAAAATCCATTTTAGACAGTCTAAAGAACAACCCCATGGCAATCTGGGGCTTGGTGTTTGCCTCAATTGGCACAATCACCACTGTGACGTATCAGGGCATTACCAAGTACAACGACATCTCCGCAATTGTTAGCGGTTATGACGATACTGCCTCTGCAGCATCCTCGGCCAGTCGTAAGGTGGACACCTTGACCGAGAGGTTAAACTCTCAGCAAGAGGCTATCATCAAACTGCAGGAGCGTTCTAGCGAGGCATTATTAAACGCCAGAGAGGCTAAAATTGTTGCAGAGTCCACTCAAAAAGAGGCTAGAGCCTCTGCCAATGCCACTAAGGTTGAACTTGAAGTAACCGCTAATTCACTACGTTCAGAGATGAACACATTAAAACGTGCAAGCACCAATCGACTAGGACAATAATATGTTTGGCATTGACGACATCATCAGCGTTGGCATGAAGGTATTGGACAAGGTCATCCCTGACCCGGCCCAAAAGGCAGAGGCGCAGGCAAAGCTGTTAGAGCTCCAGCAACAGGGCAGACTTGCTGAGCTACAGTCTCAGGGTAAGGAGCAAGAAGAGATCAGCAAACGCTGGGAGGCCGACATGGCCTCTGACTCTTGGCTCTCCAAAAATATCAGACCCATGGCGCTTATCGCCATCTTTGCCGGTTACTTTTTATTTGCCATGATGTCGGCATTTGGCTTTAACGCTACAGAGTCCTATGTCCAGCTGTTAGGACAGTGGGGCCAGATCGTCTTCTTGGCGTATTTTGGAGGCAGGACAGTCGAGAAGGTAATGGAGATGAAAGGTAAAAAAGATGAACCTAAGTGATCACTTTACACTCGAAGAGCTCACCCACACAGACCACCGTGAGTTTGAGAACACCCCAAACGCCAGTGAGCTTGCCAACCTTGTACGCCTAGCCGCCTTTTTGGAAAAGGTAAAAGCCCTGCTCGGCGACAAGCCGATCATGGTCAACAGCGCGTTTAGGTCCAAACAGGTCAACGACGCGGTGGGCTCTAAGGATACATCACAGCACCGAGTCGGCTGCGCTGCTGACCTGCGCATCCCGAGCATGACGCCCGATGAGGTGGTACGTGCCGTTATCGCGTCAGACCTGCCATTTGATCAGGTCATCCGCGAGTTTGACCGCTGGACCCATATCAGCGTGCCAAACACCCCGGACGCTAAACCTCGTCGCCAAGCTCTGATCATCGACCGCGCAGGCACACGCCCATTTGCCTAAGATGATCTACGCCCTCTATCTTCTCCTAGTACCGATCAGCCTAATCATCACGCTCATAGCCGTTTTGATAGCGCCAATCCTGCCCCTCTTTGCCACAAGCCAAGAAGGGTGGAATGATAATCATTCGTATTGGGGCAAGGGGCCACGTCTGCCTAACTGGTTGTCTTGGTTTCAGACTCCGGACAATAGCCTAGACGGCGATGCAACATTTCAAAACCTCTTTCCACCATGCTGGTGGTCTCAGGTGCACTGGCTGTGGAGAAACCCGGCCTATAGCTTTGCCCTGTGGTACTTTATTCCCAATAATTCTGCCACCTTTATCGGTGACAATTTGATCAAGGATAACGACAATGCAAGAGCAGGATGGCTTTTGGTCCATGCTAATGGACTCTTTCAATTTGTTTGGGTTTGGCATATACCTAGCACTAATCGTTGTGTGTATGTTAATCTCGGCTGGAATATTCGTGCACTGGTCGATAAAAATGTAGACCCCAAACCAAACCCCTATCAGGCTACCTTTGTGTTCTCACCAAGGATAAGCGGTTTCAGATAATAAACCCCAATTTGTGCATTATTATATGGCACAGAGTAAGGAGTAAAAATGAAAAAAGTAGTCGCAGTCTTGCTGTGGCTGTTAGGCAGTTTTGCAGTGATCCACCTAACAGAACGTTTTACCCATATTGAGGAAAACATTGAGGCAATCGCCAGATCCACACTGTCCCATATTATTAAAGAGGAGGGCTTTAGAAATAAGGCCTATAAAGACTCTAAGGGAAATTTAACCATCGGCGTGGGACATCTAATTAAAAAAGACGAAAAGCATCTTGTCCACACCACCCTAACTGACGAACAGGTAGAAGAGCTTCTAAGAAGCGATTTAAGGTGGTGCCAAGACGCCGTTGAGACCTCGGTGAGGGTACCCCTCAAGCGCAACCAAATCGACGCCCTATACAGCCTATGCTTTAACGTGGGACCTGATAATTTTAAACAGTCCACCGTGGTCAAAAGGTTAAACCAAAACGACATTAAGGGCGCGGCGGATGCCATACTGATGTGGGACAGACCACAGGAACTTATCCCCAGAAGAAAACGGGAAAAAGCATTGTTTTTAGGGGCGTAAATCCTTGATTTTGTGCATTATTGTATATAGAACATCAACAAAGGACGTGTCATGGAAGACTTTAAATCAAATCCTAAAATGGGCTGCTACAAAGAGGGCGGTTCTGTTAAGTACAAATCACGCAAGTCTGTACAAAAGACAGACTCTGCTGATATTGCACAAGATAAAGCTATTGTTAAAAAGGCTATTCGGATCCATGACGCACAAGAGCACAAGGGTGAGCACACAGACCTTTCCAAACTCAAAAAAGGTGGTCGTGCTAAAAAGTCTGTAGGCACAGTCAAAAAATATAAAGCTGGTGGTTGTGTAGATAACGTTTATGGCGCCAAGAAAAAAGCTGGCGATTTAGACAACATTGAAAAGACCAAAAGGATTAAGGCCACTAAATTGTGTATGGGTGGTAAGTATGCAGCCGGTGGTAGTTTTTTAGATACCGTTAAGTCTGTTGGTACTGATATTAAGAACAACATCCTTGGCACACCAGAGCAAAACAAAGTCGCTCAAGAAAATTTAGACAAGCAGGCACAGTCTGGTTCTAAATTAGCCAAGATGCTTGGCGGAAAGGCAAAGTAATATGCCAATCGAATCCAAACAACAGCAAAAAGCTATGTACGCCGCAGCCGCAGGCAAGTCTACCCTCGGCATACCAAAAAAAGTTGGTAAAGAGTTTATTAAGGCTGGTAAGGCAAAGCCTAATCTACCTAAAACAGTAATGAAAAAATCTGCCGGACGAGGAAGATAATCTTGGCTTACTCTGGCACAACTGGTCAAACAAAGATTAATGTTGATCAATTAATCTCATTCGCATTTCGTGAGTCTGGTAAACAGGCCGAAGAGATGACGCCTGAGTATGTAGACGCTGCCAAACAGGCCTTGTTTTACAACTTACAAAATTTATCTAACCGCGGTGTAAACCTTTGGCTGTTAGAGAATCAACTCTATGGCGCTTTAACAGCGCAACAACAATTAGTCCTACCTAAAACAGTTATTGATGTACGCGAGTCAAACTGGGTCTACATTGTTAACTCAGCTGCATCCGCATATCTTCCAGTTGCAAACCCAGACTCCCCAACAGTATTTGATTTAAACTTAAACCAAGTTGCTACATCAACTAGTGGTGCAAATTACTTTGGCTTAACATACCCACAGCCACAACCAGTGTTCTACGTTGGCTTTAATGGCTATGCTATTGGCGGAGGCACAACTACTTATAACTTTGCCTATGAAGTCAGTAACGATGGAATTACTTGGACATTGGTCAAACAGTTTCCAGCAACTACATTAAAAGATCGTGAGTGGAAGTATTTTAATATTTCCACTACACCAAACTATCAGTACTATCGTCTGCGTGAGACCGTGTTATCCACGTTCTCTATACGTCAAATGGTATTTTCTACGAGCCAACAGGTGATTCCATTGTCACGTTTAAATCGTGATGACTATTGGAATTTACCAAACAAACAATTTCCATCTGTGCGCTCATTGCAGTTTTGGTTTGATCGGCAAATTGAGCCATCAATGTATCTGTGGCCAGTTCCTAACAATGACTTTCAGATGTTTCAACTTATTGTTGAAGTTCAAATGCAAGACGTTGGTTCATTAACAGATCAGATCTATGTGCCAGATCGTTGGTTAAACTGCATTCAAAAACAATTGTCGCATAGCCTATCATTGCAGTTACCTGGCACAGATATGGCACGTGTTCAGTATTTAGAGATGCAGGCTGAAAAAGCATTTATACAAGCTAGTGAAGAGGATCGCGACAAATCGCCGATTTATTTCCAACCTAACATCAGTTACTACACAAGATGACCGGCGCATACATACAAACATACGACAATTTAATTGCTGACGTCATCACATACATGGAGCGTGATGATGTTGGTTTTGTCGCGCAGATTCCTAGCCTAATTGGCCTGGCAGAGTCTGCTATCGCTGCAGAGTTAAAAACAATGTTGCAATTAACTGTGGTGGAGACAACACTGGCAGTTAATCAGGTTATTCTACAAAAACCTGCTCGTTGGAGAAAGACTGTCTCGATGAAGGTTAACGGCGCTCCAATTTTGTTGCGCTCACAGGATTATATTGCACAGTATCAATCAGAGTCTACCGCTGGAACTCCTAAGTACTATGGTGAGTATGACTACAATAACTGGGCGATTGCTCCAGCACCGGCTGTAGATTCAGACGTAGAAATAATTTACTACAGCGAGATCCAGCCGTTAGACTCATCTAACCAGACTAATTTGTTCACACGCGAATGTCCTCAGGCCATGTTATTTGGCACATTGCTACAAGCACAGGGATACTTAAAGGCGTTAGACAAATTGCCAGTTTGGAAATCATACTACACAGATTCATTAGCCGCTCTGAAGAAAGAGGACAGCTCACGAAGAATCGACAGAAATACGTCCGTACAGGAACCCTAATAAATGACATCATACGTAAGCCCTTTCACAGGTACTGTCGTTACACCAACAGACGTATCCTACTACGCTCTTAACTTTAGTGCAAATACCCAGTTGTACTGGCCTGCTGTTGTTAATCCAACACAAGTACCAGCTGCTCGTATTATGGACTGTGTGCCATCAACAACTGGTCTAACAGTTATATTACCACAAGGTGATCAAGGCTCTGTTGGTACAGACATTTTAATCCGTAACAAAGGTGCTAGTAACTTTACAGTAACCGCTTTTGGTGGCACTCAATCAGTGACCATGACAGCTGGCACGTCACGCTACTTCTATCTATCAAGCAACGCTACTACAGCAGGTACTTGGCAAAATGTCCAGTTTGGTACCGGCACATCTGCGGCTGATGCAGCCTCATTGCAAGGCGCTGGCCTAACAACCATCGCGGGTCAACTAGCCACAACCGGTAATATTGTCGCGGTATCTTCATCCCCAAATATTACAGACGCAAGCCGCGCTGCTACATTTGTATGGACTTCTGGTAATGGCACTTTTAGTTTACCAATTGCTTCTACTCTATCTGGTGGCTGGTATATTAGCTTTAGAAATAGTGGTTCTGGTACATTAAATATTACACCAAATAGCCCGTCCTTAATTAACGGACTAACAAGTATTACCACAAACCCGGGTGACTCTGGCTTTATTATTTTAGAGCCGTCCACTGGTAACTTTTTTACTGTAGGCTGGGCTGTACCATCTAACGTAACGTTCTCATCAGCAACATACGATGTAGACAGTATTTCTGGTAACACATTAAGCCTTGTCTCTTATGCACCAATCATCCAGACTTATGTAGCACTATCTGGTACTCGTACAGCAACATTAAACGTTGTATTACCAGCAATTACTCAGATCTACATTTTAGTTAACGATACAAGCTCTGGCGCGTACAACATTAGCTTTAACGTATCTGGCGCGGTGACACCCCCGATTGTGTTATCAGCTGGTCAAGTTGCTACAGTACTTAGTGATGGCAATCAATTGTTTTCATTAACACAGACCACTAGTGGTGTGTTTTTGGCAAACAATGGTTCGGTATCAGCCCCATCATTCTCATTTAACGCCGATACCCACACAGGTATGTATTTGGTTGGTACAAGCGTTTTAGGGTTTACTGCCAACTCAGTAAAGATGCTAAATATTGATAATACAAATTTAGCTGATCCACAGATATCAACTCCAGCAACCTTTAACGCTGGACTTATTTCCGGCGGCTCATTCTAATGGCTGATCAGCAACAAGGCACAGATCAACAGCAGTACAATCTTGTTTACAGCTTAGGCGTACAGCCTGGCATTAAACGAGATGGTACTTCTTTTGAGGCTCGCGAGTATAGCGATGGTGTGTGGTGCCGTTTTCAACGTGGCACGCCTAAGAAAATGGGTGGCTACCGTGAGATATTTTCCACGTTTACTGGTATTTTGCGCGGCATGGTTACTAATGCCTATAATGGTGTAAACTATGTGTTTGGCGGTACAGCATCCGGTATTGATGTATTTACAACTGGCACTACTTTTAGCGCAGGATCTGGTCCATATCAGGCTATTTTTACACCAGGTTATTCGCACTTTAGTATAACTGCAAATACAACCACGACGTTTACTATTACTAGCTCTCCGGCGCATGATTATTCTTCAGTATTCCCCGCTGGTACTAAAATAATATTTAGTCAATCTGGAACGCCTACAGTTTATACTACAGTGGGCACACCGGTTTTTGCAACACCTAACACAACAGTTACATTTACTCCAGCGCTTCCTGCACTAACAACAGTGACAGATGTTTGGCTGTATAATTATTCATTCCAGCCAGATAGCCGCAATCTTTGGCAGTTTGACTTACAGTACTCCCCTTTAGGTGGTGCGCTAGAGGTAATTGCTCATCCAGGTCTAAACCTTTATAATATTGATAATGGTGTCCCGACTCAAGTCCAAATTGGCAGCGTTCTTCCTAACTCTTCGGAGCAATGGACATTCACTGGTCTTGCGGATACTGGCGGCCAAAATCCAACCTATAAGCCTATTGTTGTTGACGGTGGTGTTTGTGTACTGTATCCATATTTGTTTGTCTATGGCTCAAATGGCTTTATTGCAAATAATCACGTTTCTTCTACATACGATACCCAGACCATAACAGACTGGAATGGCGCTACTGCCAACCAGGTCAATATGTCGTCAAGTAAGATTGTTAAAGGTATTCCAGTTCGTGGCGGTACAAATGCACCGTCTGGATTGTTTTGGGCGACTGATAGTTTAATCCGTGTCTCCTTTACCGGCGCAGCGCCGTTGTACTGGAGATACGATATTGTTTCCAGCCAGATCTCAACGATGTCATCATCTTGTTTTGTCGAGATGGATGGTGCGTATTACTGGATGGGTGTTGATCGGTTCTATGTATACAATGGACAGGTTAGTGTTTTAGCTAATGACAAGAACGTAAACTGGCTTTTTAATAACATTAACTACGAGCAACGTCAAAAAGTTTGGGCGACAAAAGTCCCCCGGTATAACGAGATTTGGTTTTTTTATCCACGCGGTACAGCAACAGAGTGCACAGACGCTATTATCTATAATGTTAAGGATAAGATCTGGTATGATGCTGGTTCCGCTGTTGGTGCACAAAGATCTTGTGGTTACACCACAGAGATTTTTCCGACACCAATTTGGGCTGATTGGAATTATAACGCTGTTTATAGCCAGCCGTTTATGATTATAAACCACCCAGCTAGTCTACCTATACCGACTACTAAGCAAATTTATGTTGACGGTGATGTGACTGGAACGTTTAGCCCTGGTGACTTTTTGTCATTCTCGACCGTTCCACAGGACTCCACGTATCAAGTATCTAACAGTGAGTTTTTCTTTAACTCCACTATTCATCCACTATATCCAAATGGTGTGACTAGAATTACCTGTACAACTGCATTTAATCCTGTTCCATTAACTGGCGGTTTGGTCTATAATATTACAGGCGGTTATGCTCTTTGGCAACAGGAGTATGGTCTAAATAAAATCTCATTTACTGGTGAGACTTCTATTTTGTCTAGCTTTACAACCTGTGACATTAGTTGGGTTGGTGGAACACCATCACAAGACGCAGCATCTGGAGTAAATCGCCGGATGCACCTACGCCGTGTTGAGCCAGACTTTGTACAGGGCGGCGAAATGACATTGGAGATTTTAGGCCGTAAATTTGCCCGTGGTGATACTACCACAACAGATCCATTTATGTTTGGACCGGACACTGGTAAGATTGACATGCGTGTTGAGCATCGTGAGATTGCTTTGAAATTTGTATCCGATGCAATTGACGGTAATTATGAGATGGGGCGGATTTTAATTACGTCTGAATATGGGGATGAACGCCCATAATGGCAATTCAGCAATTTTTTCCATTTGTACCCCAGCATACAGACTGGGAATCTTGGAACGGTAACGTCATTATGTTCTATGCCGAAGAGGGCATACAGTTTAGACCAGAGACTGAATGGCAGATGATGGCAAAGGGAATGGCTCAATTGCCTACCTTTTCCAGCTACCCCATTCCAGACCCAGACCTATACCAGAATTGGCAGGATTGGGCTAACGAATTTACCTTAATAATCAACGGTCCAAGCAGATAATTAGGGCGCCAACCCCATTATTTTTGCATTATTATATATAGAAGAACCTAACCACAGGAAACATCATGCACGGTCTACAGACAATGAAATACCTCAACGAACAAGCTGCTGCACAGGCTATTTTGGCTAAGCACGAAAAGGTTGAGATTGATCCAGTTTTTGAAAAAGCTGTACAAGAAGCATTGGCAGCTAAAGCAAAGAACATTACAGAGTAAATGCAAGTATGCAGGCTATCTGATACCCAATTTGACGAGTTTTTTGAACTAGTCAAATTTATGGTATCAGAGGCCGAGTTTTGTGACGCTAGTCCAGAACGTCAAATTATCTGGAACGCCTATAAAAACCCAAACGTTGCTACTTTTGTGGCAGTTAAAGAAAACAAAATTATTGGCTTTTTAGCCGGAGTAAAAGGGCCCTATTTTTTTAGCACCAAGATGCGTGTTAGTGACATAGGGTTTTATGTTATTCCAGAGTATAGAGGTTCAAGGGCGGCGATTAGACTATTAGCGCAATTAGAGAATTGGGCTAAAGAGAACAACATAGCTGATATTTATATTGGCCAAACAACAGCAGTAAATATGGAAAAGACCCAGCAATTTTATAATCGACTCGGCTATAAAACTGTGGGTTTTAATACAGTTAAACACTTGGAAAAATAAATATGTGCGGCGGTTCCAGTTTTGTTCCAGATCCAATTTCTATTATAGAAGAAGTAGTCAGTCCTGTTACTGATCCAATATCTAATGTACTTGGTACAGATGGTAGTGGTGGCGGTTTATTGGGCGGTTTGGCACAACTTGATAGCGCTGTAAACAGCGGCATTCCTGGTGGTTGGGCAACTATTGGTGGGGCAGCTTTAATGGCTGCCGGTATTTATGATCCAGAACTTTTAAGTTTAGCCGATTCTGGAACATTAACCGAAGAAGCTATTTCCAGTGCTGGCTATGATCCAAGTGTAATTGCTCAACAAGTTGATCCGTATGCCGGTATATCTGCTAATGCACCTGTTGATACAACACTTTCACAACAGGCCGCTGATTTTGTTGGCCCAACCGGAACACCGGATATTCCTGCTGCTGATGCAGCTGCTCAAGCAAATCAAACAGCGGTAAGTCAATCTGGCAATATTCTTGGTAATACAACAGACGCCTCTGGTAACATAACATCTACCTTTGATGATGGCTCTACTATGACAGTAGACCAATCTGGTAATGTTGTTGGCACAACCGAAGCGCCAAGCACTGGTGGTCTTCCATCATCAGTTACCGATGTTGCTAAAAGTTTAGCCAAACAAGCAGCAAGTAAACTATTATCTAGCGCAACTTCAAATTTAGCCACTGGTAAAGGTGTTTTAGGTCTTCCTCTTACATCATCAGGTTTAGGATCTTACGGCGCTAATTTAACGGGCGATACAACTGGTGGAGCAACTGCACCAAACTTAACTCCAGATCTAACAAAGGGCAACATTGACTTTACGTTAATGGGTGCTCCTACAACCGCA